TATAGTCGTCTACCGTGAACTTAGAATGTATATTATAGGCTTTGCACATATAGGCTGGTCCTCGTACCAAACCCCTATTTAGGGGAGGAGTTCGCCGCTCCGACAATCACCGTAGACAGGTGAGTGGGTTGATCCGCCTACTCATCTTGTATATAATGGATTACTTCACGTTTTAATGTAAAAATAAATGAAAATTCACTTGAACAAAAACACGAAGTCGTAACCTTTGCCGATCAGCAAGCTGATTGGAATTATGAGGTAGGCTCTGAGCTTGATGCGACATTTATGACAGCCGACACAGATGACGATCATCTGGAGAATTTCTTTTCACGTCCTCTCAAGATTCAATCTTATGATTGGGGAACAGGCACGAATTTATTCGAAACCTTTAACCCATGGCAGGATTTCTTTGAGAACCCACGAGTGATAAATCGAGTAACTAACTATAACTTGCTGCGATGCAAATTGCATGTCAAGTTCATGTTGAATGGAAACGGATTCCACTACGGGCGAGCAATCGCCTCCTATATTCCACTCCATAATTTCGATGAATTCACGAAGGATAGAGCATTCTTCCAGGAAGACGTCGTGGCTGCAAGCCAGAGACCCCATGTATATTTAGATCCAACGAAATCACAGGGTGGTGAAATGACACTACCGTTCGTATGGGAGGCTAATGCGTTAAGCATCCCGGATCAAGATTGGAGAGACATGGGTGATATAATTATTCATGGTATGCAAAATTTAAAGCATGCCAACGGAGCTACTGATTCTGTTACAGTAAGTGTATTTGCTTGGGCAACTGATGTTACCCTTGCAGTGCCAACTGCAAACGAACCAGGAGCTCTCTCTCCACAGGCAGGTGAGTACCGCCCCCAAGCTGACGAATATGGGAGAGGAATTGTTTCCAAACCCGCAAGTATCGTGGCGCGTGCCGCTGGTGCTTTGGCTAATGCTCCTGGAATAGGATTATATGCTAAAGCAACGCAGATGGCTGCTAGTGCAGTAGCGTCGATAGCCAAGACATTTGGTTATTCACGCCCGAATAATATTTCGGAGATTCAACCGTATCGACCAACGTATATGGGGAATTTAGCTAACACTAATATGCCAGATTCTGCAACAAAACTCACACTCGACGCAAAACAAGAATTAACTTGTGATACACGAACTTTTGGACTTGATGGAACAGATGAGATGACTATCAAATCTATTGCAATGAGAGAAAGTTACTTGACACAATTTGGTTGGCAGGTCGCTGATAGCGCGGAGCAACTTCTGTGGAATACGGAGGTTTCTCCTGTTATTTGGAGCGAACTTACACCAGCTAGTGTTAAGGAGTATCACATGCCCGCATGTTGTTTTGCTGCTTTACCGTTCAAACATTGGCGAGGGACAATGAAATTTCGATTCCAAATCGTAGCTTCATCATTCCACAAAGGTAGGTTAAAAATCGTTTACGATCCATCCTTTCCTTTGACCAATGAATACAATACAAATTACACTCATGTTATCGATCTTGCCAAAGAGCGGGACTTTACAGTTGAGGTGGGTTGGGGCCAACAGTGGTCATTCTTGCAACACAAGAATATGACATTGAATGGCGGTCCAATCTACAGTACTTCTGCACTAGGTAGTGCACCAAATGTTACGGCAAATGGTATATTATCAGTGTATGTAGTTAACGAACTGACTGTTCCTAACTCTACAGCGAATAATGACATTAGCATTAATGTATTTGTATCGGCTGGAGAAGACTTTGAGGTTACTAATCCATATGATTTAGACATTCGTGCCTTATCATGGTATCAACCGCAAGCTGGCGAGTATACTCCCCAATCGGGTGAGATGTCTCAACCAGATGCTGATCTTACTCCTGATGAATCCGCT